TTCCTGAGTAAACGGATGCTGATAGCTGTCATCGACTGCATCCATGATCTTCTTGCGGTTCCTTATGAACGGCGTAATTGCCACCGTACTTACTCCGGCAAGATCTCTCAATGCTGTATCGGTATCTCTCATAAAATCATCATAGAAGTCCATGGGTACATCGATAATCTGAACTTCTTCCATACCTTCGTATTCTGTAACATCTTCTCCATCTTCCAATACCTTAGAAGACAATACTGAATTACCGACCAGCACCTTAAACCTCTCAGGCATGAATATCTTAGCATCCTTAGCTCCCCACTGACTGTTATGGACCACCAATCCATTTGCCAGCGTGAAATTATGGCAACTGTCTTCCTCGATATCATAGACATCTTCATTACCATCAAATTCTATCTTTGCGATACGCTTCATGTTATTTCAAGAATCCCGCTATTGCCTTGAGTTCTTTCGCAGAGAATATCCATTGCGATTGCTTGCCATTGAATTCCCCAATGAACCTGATACTGCCATCCTTTAATTTCTCCATGGTAGCATTGTCCAATACCAATACTTCTATAGTGCCGGCGTTCAACACTGGTTTCCCATCATCACCAACGATAGTATCGCCCAGTTTCAATTTCGAATAAACTCCTTTCTCCGCCAATCTCTTTTCCTCCATAATCGAAGGGATCAAATCTTCCGGAACTTTCCCACCCAGTATTTCAAAATCTTCTGCCAGCGAACTTATTTTAACCTCTTTCATAACTTCTCCTTATGCTGCTTCTTTTTTAATAAATAACTTGTAATACGCCTTCAGATAGCCACCATACGTGCCTGTCGCTACCGCCAACTTGTTCATTTCGCTGTGGCTATACGTCATAACCTTGAAATAAACGTCCTTCTCAACTTCTCTTTTCAATACCAGCTCGCCCGTCACATCGAAATACTGACCTTTGTAGACGTTGAAAGCATGGTCAATCGGTATTCCGACTATATCTGCGAAGCCCTCGACATATTCGACTCCCGATATGTGCGAAGCCACCTGATAAGCATTCTGGTAACACTGCTTCGCCTGGAACATTTTGATCAGCCTATAAACGTCATTGGCTATTTCAGGGATCTTCTCTACCGAGACAACCTTCACCGCCTTCACTAATTTCGCCTGCCATGCATACAGATCTGAATCGCCAGTATAAAGTTTCGATATCATTTCCAGATGGCTCTTGGGCGACTCTTCCGCTATGTTAAAAGCTGAACAATTCATCGCCCACCTTTAAGTTCTGAAGTTCCACATAAGTTAAATCGTTCATAAGGAACGGATGCTCCTTCGTAGCTCTCACTACAGAGCCATCTTCCATCGTGATTTTATAAACAGGGACATTAACTCCTGTCCGCTGAGCTGAATGCCCTTTACCCAGAACGCCCTGACCTGTGGCTGGATCTACCGATACGGTCCTAAAATTCTCCACGCCGACTAAATCTTTAATAGCAATTATGCCTTTCAGCGGGATCTTAATCGGAGTGTCGCCAGTTAAGCAATATTCTCTTACGAATACGTTGGGATCTTCTCTTGCCTCAGCAATTCTTCTTTCAGTAAAATCGGTCGTGGTTCTTTTGGATGAAACCAGAAACAGTTTCCCTGGCATTTTTCCAAACTTGTTAAACCGGGACTTGATTCTACGACTTACCTGAGCATATAGTAACTCTGCATTATCTACATGACCATGACGGGCATGTGAAGCCTTCATTTCCTTGCTCATAGCTCCCAAGAAGTTCGACTCATCCATGATTGCACCGATTGCGTTACTTCCTATACCTGCATTTGCCGTACTGGAAGCTGGAGTCGCCCATACGTTATTCGGGAATCTTATTTCCTTCTGAGTCAGTTTCGGTTTGAACTTCTCATTGAAGTAAGGGCTCATCGTGAGCATACCCTGAAGATCTTCGAAGATTACTTTACGAGCAGTCTGTTCTGACAACGAGATCGCCAGGAATGCTATCAGGGAATCAGGCGCCAGTCCAAAAGACTTCTGCGGATTCCGTAGACAACTTATCTCATAGAACACCCTGCAGGCTGCTATTTTAGCCATGTAGGTCTTGCCCCAGCCGAGTGAACCAGTTAAAATAACCTCATAATACTCTCCATTGAACATCTCTATCATGTCATCGATTAACTTGGGCCAGAGGTTATGCACTTTTCCGAAGTGGTACGGATCTGTCAACCATGTTTCGATATCCACCATGGGTTCTTGGAATTCTAATTCGTTCATTAGTTCAAGTAACCCAGTTTTACCGCCGGTCATTTCAGCCATAATAAGCTGCATCACTTCCATCTCTTCAGGTGAAAGTGACCTTACATCCCTCTTTAGAAGTTTCTGTACCTCCTCCGGAGTCTGTTTACTTATATTACGACCATCAATGAGTTCTATCATTGGGACTATTTCTTTTTATTAGTCGCGATTCTTTCAAGACTTTGAATAATCTCAGTCATTTCTTTTATTAGGTCTTTCATAGTACTTCCTTATTTTATTAGTTCATTTAATGTCGAATAATGCGTTGCAATAGCTATCAGAATTAGAACCATCGAAAACAAACCGACAGCCCCAATCGTTGTTAGCCCAAACCCTATAACCCGTAAAGACTTGTTCATTTCAGTAACACCATTTTGATTGCTGCCGTATGCTGATTTCCGTTTGCCCGCTTGGTCGTCATTGCGAGGATATACACGCCGGCGTACCGACCGCGCCATTTGACCTCGTAACTGCCCTGTGTGCGCATTTCATCTGGGAATGACTCTATCTTACTCCCGATGACATTATAGACCGTCAGTCTTACCTTACAGTCATAGGGGAGCGAATATCTGATCGTCGTCTCTTGATTAAATGGATTCGGGTAGTTCGAGACGCTAAATTCCTTGGGTAACATTGACACCACGATAATATTCGAATGTACCGAGCCACCATCGTTGTCCACCTGATTCAGGCGATAAGCGATAACCCCTGCCATGGAGAGCTTATCTGAGAACATATACTCTTTACCCTTATTGCTATTCCCTTGGGCCGCCACGAAGCCGATCTTCTCCCAGGGACTGCCCATCCAAAGTTTTCTTTCTATCTCAAATCCATGAAAATTTACTTCCGTCGCTGTCACCCACACAAGCTCAACGTAATTGTCTCTTAAAGTTTTCCCCTTAAAAGAGATCAGTTGCACTGGTAGCGGCTCCTGATACTGATAAGCTCCAAGATCCGGATGATTATAAGGCACTGGATTTCCCAGTATATCCGTCTTAATCCGTTGTCCATTTACCTTTACGGTATCGCCAGCACCTCTACATGGGCTATTCCACTGAAGCTGCTGCGAAAACATCTGGCACGACAAAACAACTATTAGCCATATCCATATCATCCTTTTCATACGCCTACGTTCTCCAATACTTCTTCATTCTTTTCTGTTACTTGCAATTCTATCATCGCCGGCTTTTCTTCTGCCTGGACTTCCGCAAGAAGACCTGCCACATCCCCAGCCCTTATGGACTTGAATAAACTCTCAGCCACTCCTAATACCTTGGAAACTGCTCTTGGATCGTTAAGCACTTTGGCTACCGAGTCTTTCCCATACTTCAAACCGAAATCGGTTATTAACTGTTTTCTTACTGCCGCTTCTTCACCCGGATTACCCTTGTTCACTCCCAGATCTCCCATTATCGCAGCAAGATCTCTTAACAGAGCTGCGGCTATCGCAATTTCATTTCCTGTTGTCTTAAACAACTTGTTTAATTTCTTTTCTGTACCGACATCAATATTGATACGCCCCTTCTGGATCGCATAAAGCTCCTGCATCTCAGCCATGATATCCAGACCTGCATCAATCTTCTCTTTTGCCTTGATTACTTCAGCCGGCATACGAATAGCCACCGTCTCCAGTGGCGTCAATGCTTTTCTGAACGAATTCAGGAGATCGATTAACTCTCCCTTAGCCATGCCCAGACCTGCATATTCCGCCGGGTAAGTAGTCTCGACGTAGTCAGCCACTCTTGTTGACGGCCAGCCCGCCTGTATTCTGGCTTTCAGCTCGGGGAAACACGTCAAAGTTTCCAGGGACGCCTGATGGCTCTCCGGTTTCTTCGCAGACGGTCTCCTGAACACTCCGTTAAAACTTGGCAATCCACTGCCTTCTGGGTTAATCTTTACCATTGACTTATTTATTCATCCCCGGTGGGTTCATCTTCGTCAAAGACTCCGCTTTTTTCCAAGTCATCTGCTAATTTCTGTTCATCGGCATCATGCCCCTGTCTTCTTTTGAAGTCGGCGAGGGAAGTACCTAATACATCCTGTGCTTTTTCGGGATCTACTACGTTGAATATGAGCATAGCCTGGCTCCTCGTATCATAGTAAGCAGCCAAATCCTCAAAACTTGTATATTCGGTATTCATCGGCTTAACCCCTTCATCGGTGTCGATGTAGTTCACGACGACGCCGTCCTGCAGTCTGAAATATTCACTGCACACCACTTCGTTATCGCTATTAAAATACAAGAACGCTATTTTTTCCATAAACCAACCTTATTTTTTCAATACGTTATTCATTATCTCGGATTTGTATTTCATAATCGCACCCTCAAAACCCACGTCCATCATGTTCCTCAAATTCAGCCTGATGGCTTCTTTGATATTCGGTCTTGTGCCGGTCGGACAGAAGGAATCCAGCATCCCATCTTCGTTGTCGCTGAACTCTGTCAACATTCCAATTATCTCGGGTTCGTAGTTGACGCCGACTTCACCATAAGTTCTGTAATCGAACGCAGGCATGAATACTCTTTCAACCCAGCTATAACAGCGTTCATCTTTTGCATACTTCTTGGGGGGATCAAGCGCCAGTTCCCTTATCATAAATGACAGGATCGGTTTGCGGTCCATGAATCCGAAAGCCAAGTCGTTATCGAGGGCAATCAGTTTACCACTGTCTTTAATTATTCCTACGTTGTCAGTGAACCTGTCCTGCTGATAGGACATGAAGTCCGCTACTACCAGCCTTTTTATGTCATCGCCGGAGATCTTCTGGATTATCGCCATTGCTGCGTCCTGCCCCTTAGCCTTTGGCTTGGCCAAATCCTGACATACGATGAAGCTCGGTAAGAATTCAGCCATCTCAGCATCGAATATCTGGTTCTGTTTCTTTTCGTTTCTAACTTCCACGCCCTTGACATTTAACTCCCCTCCGCTAAGCTTGATCTGCTTGACCATCGGAGTGCCTACGCCGACTCTATTAAAGAAATCAGCTGTGCTTTGACTTATCGGACCGGTTTCAGTCTGACTGTGATGTCTTATCTTAAAAAAGAAATCTGTTCCGCCTAATTCAGCTTTGAACGTTGTATTCGCCCCACCGTTGACAATCTTGATTTTCTCAAAACTGCCAGCACCCTCAGTACATACCAGTTCGGCTGCTTTTGCAAATTTTAATTGTTCATCCAAAGGAATATCCATCTTGACGCCCGCCTTCATAACATCCAGAGTCGCCGCTGTAACTATTTTATCAGCATCCACCGAACCATCTTTTACAGAGGAAATCAACCCGAGGAAATTCACCTTGAATTCTTTACCGTTGATATCTCCCTTAGCGTCCGCTTCTTCCTCCTTCTGCATCTGGTCTGTTAGGAACTGTGTGAACAAGTCCTCTGTTTTGAACGGAGAAACCTTGATGGCTTCATTTAATATGCGCTGCACACTGTTTTCAGCCAGAGTGGGATTCATCTCCTTGAGTTTGGCTGAATAAAGTATCTTCATAAATTTGATTTTCTGGATCGGCATTACTGTCGGTGTGACTCTCAAAGGCAGATTGTAATTCTTCAGGAAATCCGTAAGCTGTTTTACCGGATAAAGCAGTTCGACCGTCTTCGTAACCCACGTATTGTAGAGAGCAGGATTATCTGCGAGTAACTCAGTGAAGTATCTGGTCGCTGAGCCTAACGAAATCTCAAGGAACGCCAGCCAGCCATATCTGGACTGATTGAAGGATGTTTCCTTCAGGTAGTTAATCATCTTGTCCTGGATAACTCTTGGGAACATCTTTCCCCAGTACAGAGCTATTGCATAAAACAAAACACCCCTATTTTTATCTCCCTTCAGACCTGAGAAATCGAATTTTTCAAACTTCTCCTGATGCGCTGCTATTACCTTCTCGGCATGAGCATTGTCGCTGACCAGATCCAAAGCTGTCATCTCTTTGTTTTTCTTGGACAATGCGAAATAAGTATTCTTATCCCCCTTGAAATACAGTGGTACGTCCTCTGCGCTCCATAACGAGTTAATCTGGTCTGCCAGCGTTTTGTCAGATATTCCCCGTGACATTACATTTTTACCTGGTGTCACCGGAACTTCATCTTTCGGATCCACTATGTCCAGAGCCGTATCGATAACATCGCCGAAATATGGCTTGTAAACGTCCTTCCTTAGTTGCTCCCACTTGTCTTTGAACCCAGTATACCGGCTCGTACCCTGTGTGGATTCATCTGAGGCATTGTTAATCGCGAGGTAAGCTGACGAATTGGCAATATCGTAGAACGTGAACGTATTCGGATCTCCTATAAACCCCTTTTTCTTAGCTTTCAGTACGAATAATCTGTGTTCGAAGCCAAATCTCCCCATTCTTCTATCCAAGCCGCCCACTGTCCGGAGCATTTGCTTGGTGGTCGTTATCCACGTGCCGTAGCTCTTGCCTGAAACCCTCAACTGGACTCCATTCATCTCGATAACTTTGCCCCTGACATTGACGTTCTGGGTAAAACAATGAATTCCCGTTGCCAGGAATGCGTCCATGTACTTCTTGAAGACAGGACTCTTAATCTTTATATAATCATCATTTAGCAGGAATCCGAAGTCATACAACTTTAATACATTCAGGACTCGATTTGAATTGGCTGATACGCCACCGTTTTTCTCCGCGAATTGCACTACGGCATTCGGGAATCTTTTCTTGAACTCCTCAAGGAGAGCATATTTCTCTTTGTTACCCGAAGCATCTTCCACCACTATGATTTTGTCGCAACTGTTGACATCCGCGCATGCCGCCAGAGTGTCCATGAATTCCTTAAATACTGCCGGTCTGCTCCACGTAATAATGCCTATAGCCCACTTCAACCCTCTATACATAGCCCAATCCCATCGTTAGTTCAAAAATCTGCCCATCGTTTCGGCCTAGCTATTGCCGGCTGCCTTCTGCAATACTTCTAATAATTTTCCGTTCAACTGCGCTGGATCTTCGTTGATCTGCATCTCATCAAAAAACTTGAATACTTTCTTGTCCACATCCATGAAAAACATCTTGCTCCCCTCGAAATCGAATATCATGTAGCCACGGCTATTCAGGGTTTCCCCGTTCTCTGAAAATATCCCATTCAGGATGCGACTTAAATTCTCTATGGACTTATCTTCGCCAGCTTCTTCCCATGCCTTGTCAATTTGCTCTTCCGTGAAGCCGTTATCTTTTAATTCTCTCTTAATAGCCTTGGTTACCGCGTCCCATTCAGTCTCATCAGTGAATCCGAAGAGGTCCTGTAACGATTCTTCTCCGTACTTCTCAGCCATTTCCTCATATAAGATTCGGAATTTGTCAGGATCTAATTCTCCCGACAGCATGTTAAGTTTCACTGTCAAGAATTTTTGTACGTCCTCTGACTTGAACTGAGCATCTGCCAGCACCACGCAGGGAAGTTCATGAAAACCCAGTTTCAGGGCGGCTTTATATCGGTGTGCTCCGCCTATAATCCTGAATTTCCCATTATCCAACGGTACGACCTGTATGGCTGCAATAAATCCGGATGTCTGTATTTCTTTAAGTAATCTCTCGAATGCCTTGCCATCCATGGAATTCGGATTAAATTCGTTCTCCTCTATTTGTGTAATCGGTATAAATCGTATATCGTGGTCGATCATATTATCCTGCAATCAATTTCGTCGTGTGAATAAATCTATTTGTCAGTATTATCATTGAGGCTTGCAGAATCAGACCGGTAAGAACACCGGGAAGGGCTGGCTAAATCAAGAAGACGCAATCCACGGGAATATGCGTCTTTCGAATCTAAGTGCATTACATAGCTTTATCAAGAATTTCATCCATCTTGATGTCGGTAGTGTCAGCTATAGACTTTAACTTCTGTAAAGCTCCCCATATTTCATCATCTATGGAGAAGTATACGACCTTACCGCCACCAGTTCCGAATGCGAGGATCTTATTGAACTTCTCCCCTTTCTCTTTTTTATGGAATATGCTTTCCAATAATTTTGTCATATCATCAAGGGTTCTAAGTTCCTTCACTGTGTCCTCGAAGTTATCAAGTAACGGTGAACCTGGCGGTAGAAGCTCCTTCATGTTAATCAGTAATTCTTTCTTCATCTGATCCCATTCGTTTTTATCGATAAGAGCCATCGAGTCCCGGATAACTTCGTCGGAATGCCGTTTGGCTAGGTCTTCATATAACGCACTGAATTTATCCCGAGTCATTTTACCATGGATCAAATTTAATCGGGTTGTCAAAAGTTTCTGGTAGTCAAGATCCTGGAATTTTGGATCATCCAGTATAATCGCTGGTATTTTCTCAAAGCCTAATATTAAACAGGCGTTGAACCTATGCGCTCCACCGAGTATTCGGTACCTGCCATTTTCCAAAGGAACTACCTGAATCGGATCCATCATTCCCATGGTTTCAATTTCTTCTGTTAACTTGTTAAACTTGGCATCACTCATCAAATTTGGATTCCATTCGTTCTCATCTATCAGATCTACGTCCAGCTGAACTATTTTAGTCATGCCGTCAATTATGTTCTCGCTCATATTCTTGTCCTATATTTTATAAAAATAAACTGTTTTGTTCTTACTTGGTGCTCGGGCAGATCATTATCTACGAATAGCGGCGTCGTTATAACCGGCTCTGATAACTTGATATCCAATATTCTTATCGATTGCCCTTCGAAGATTTCATTTAATTCTTCCAGTAATGCCTCGCATACTTCCCTTATGCAATGAAGGAAGCCGTCCTCACGATGCAAATCGAGCATAGCCAGCATTCTGTCTGTTTCCAACTTGACTCCCATTATTTTAGAACGGTCTTCAGCGTGGCATAATCTGCCGAACTTATATTCGTCTGTGAATTCCCATTCGCATAGCCAT